CTCGGAAAGGAGAATTAGAATAGAAAGAACTAATAGGAATGCCACCCACTATCAACTCTCCATATAGAATTGGTACAGGTAATCCCTGCTTACCATTATTACTAGCACCACTAAAGAGGTAACTATCATTTTTATCAGGTTCGGTTTCAGGGCCTGGAGCGAGAAGTTGAGTCACGCCTTGTATCGCTAGATTTATTGCCACAGCAGTAGCTGTTTTCATAACACCGGCATAGACTGCTGCATTAGCGTATCCTGTACCTGATGCTGCTGCTGCTGCTGCTGCTGAGCCCCCACCTGATTGGGCGAGTGCGGTGGCTACGGGTCCGGCAACTAGCATTATAGCTACAGCAGCCAATATTTTTGCCCCACCACTTTTGGAACCTGAAGGCACTTCTGTGATAATAATATCTTCATTGTTTAAAGAAAGAAGAAGCTCTTCTGGATTTTCTAAAAACTCAGAACCTCTTTGTATTTCAAAACCTACATCAGCTTCAACAGCATCAGTTAAGTATTTTTTAAACCCAGGAGTTTGACACTCTATAAGTTTAAAGATACTTGATATATCTTTACAATTAGTAGTCCATTTTTCTCCGAACTGGGCTATACCGCCGTTTAAGTAAACTGTTTGCATCTTACGTATCTCACTATATGCTGACCCCAACCGGAGTGTATGGATTCTCTACATGAAAGTCTATTTACTGCGTGGTGAAGAAATAGGTCTTCTCCTAAATAAACTCCACAATGATTTGGGACGTTACAAAACACGCTAAAAATAACTCCATCGTGCTTCTGTGGTTTCTCTACTTCTACGAACCCGAAGTTCTGGAATAAGTCATCAAAGTAGTTTAATCCTTTATCCCACCAATCATCTTCAAATAGTATTGTTGGTAGTGTTAAATCTAATTCTTGTTTATAATAATCTCTTACTAGGGAATAACAATCACTCTGCCCAAATTCATAATCTCTACCAAGTAATTTGTTTCTTATATTTTTTGGCGTATACTCGTATTTTTCCATGCTAGGTAAAGAATAAATAATGTATGGTATGCCTAAAAAGTCACTAGTCTTTATATCACTTTCACTAGGCTCACAACTTACATCTGGATGGCTATGTACTATTGCATGTATATCCCCGAGTAAACTTGCCTTTATATAATCTTTTGCGGATATTACAAAGTCTTCTTTTGTATTTTCTGCTACGTTCTCACAAGGCATCCATACTATCTTGCCCCGTTTATTTATTAATATGCCACAACCTTCTTCTGGATAAACACTAACTAGATGCTCTAATATTTCTTTATCTTTGTTTGGCACCTGGAAATCCTCCAAAGGGTAAGTGTTGATTTGTTCTTTCTACAGCTACTCCGTTAGTAATAGTTGAGTGTATCTTTGATTGAAATCTTAAAGAGCACGAAGTTACTTTCTTACCACAAATATCCCCATTAGTCCAATAAGCTCCTGCTACAAAACTAAACGCAGGCGGCGAGACAGTATTATCTACTGTTGCGTATCTTTTTGCTCTCCATAAATCTCCCGCAGTAGATAGTATATAAGTGTTATGCCCAACTTGTCTATAAGTATATGCTGGATTAGTTCCGAAAGATACTTCAGTAGTATATACCCTAACTCTTCTCCAGTAAAATTTATCAGAATCAGAAGGTTGAGTGGGCGTAGAAGCTTGGTCTCTTACTGCTTGCCAATAATTAGTTGCTACAACAGAGGTAGTACTTCCATCGTCATTGATTCTGTCTATATTAGTAGAAGTGCTATAATAATTCCCTATAGCTACACTAGATCCTACAGCGGAGAAAGATATTGTTATTGGAACTATGTATTCGTCATATTCATTAATATATATGGCGTCTCCACCCGCAGTAATACCTTGACCCAAAGTTTCGGACTTCCAAGTGCAACCCCCACGAGGAGAAGAACTATTTACGCCTTTATACTTCCAAGGGCAAGCGCCTCCTACTACGATTCTTCTGGGTAACATGATTCCTGCTAAATCAAAAGGTGCTGCTAGTTCAAAAGTTGCTGAAATAATATTTTTTGTCTTTAACCTATCGATAATGTATACTATTTTGGGAAACTCTACAGGGGGATTGCCTGCTCCGGAATCATTAGACTCTCCCACCAAGTATTTTTTAAGCGTGGTTCTTCTAGTAAGTCTTTTTCCTATGAGATCTTGGAAGTCTAAACCTCCGATGGCATCTTTGAACACACTCTCAATATTTGCTACAGTTATTTCAGGACGAGAATAAGCTCCATCGCTAGAGATATCGAATCCGTCCGCTTGTAGAGGTAGTGCTACATAGGTTTGTACTGCGCCTGCAGAATCTCGAAATTGTAGTTCTGTTAAGTCGTCGTCTAAACCGGCGAAAAAGTATGCAAAACTACCTGAAGAATATTCTAGGTCATATAATACTACTAGTTCCGAACCAGGATCTTGTAGTTGTACTGTTTTTATAATATCGCTCATGCTTCATAAACTCTTCTAAGTGTGGCGGTACAGGAACCAATATTTAAATTATAGTATACTTGATTATAATCTTCACAGACTACTTTCACGGTTGTTTCATTACCAGCGCCATCTGGGTCAGGAATAGTGAAATTAAAAGAAGTAGTACCTCCTTTAGAGTCCAAAAAGTCTACGATATCATCTATCTCTTGTGTAGGACGGTTATTAAAAGATATACTAAAATTTTCTATAAGGGTGTTTATACCTTCTTTTAATCTTTGTTCATACCCGTCCCCAAAAGAAACTTTTAATACTCTTGGTTTTGTTTTCTTTGAGAAATTTTTATCTGGTGTTACAAATCCAGAGACTCCGCCTACATTAATACCAATTGTCATTATGATGCTCCATAAGGGCTAAGAATACCGCCGGGTCTTTTTTGTCTTTGTAATTCTTCCTGTACAGCTCCAGCAATAAGTTTACCCATGTTAGCTCCTTGCTGTCCGTTGCTGCTTGAATCTGATGTAGAACCTCCTTGCCCGTCCATAGATACGTTTACAGTAACATTATTATTTTGTCCCATACCGGAGCCCATATTTACTGGAATAGCTTTACCGTCTGGAAGAGGTACTACGGCTTCGTTCATTTTGCCTTCACCTACAAGCCCGAGAGTGGGACGTTTTACGATACCTCCGTTGGCATACCCAGTAACTCCACCAGGCATAATACCCCCAGCAGCGGCACCAAAGATACCGGAGAAGAAGCCTCCCAAGCCTCCGCCTCCAAATAATCCACCTAGTAAATCTGGTAAGGCCTTAAATAATCCTCCAAAGCCTTCTATACCAGTCATGAAGACATCCGCAAGCCCCGAAAGAAAACCACCCTCTAGATTTGGGTCGAACAAGTTTTGTAAGGAGTTTAAGAAAGGTCCGAAAATACCTCCCTGTCTTCTACCAGCACCTGAAGGATCGTGCTCCTCAGTTCCGGTATCCGAGTTCTCTCCTCCAAGCCCAATAACTCTAGACTTCGTATTACCCATTTGCTTGCCGAAAAGTTTTTCGAAGAAACCTTTTTCCTCTGGAGGTACTATGCTAGGCGTAGGTAAGATATCAGTAGAGGAAGGCGTTATTTCTTCCAAGCTTGAGACCCCGTCAGTCTGAAGTGTGGCCCTCGTTCTATTAACAAGTAGGTTCAGACTATCGGCAGCTTTTGTCAAACTATCTGCTGGTTCAGTAAGTATATCCTCAGCAGTTATACCTGTAACCCTAGATAGTCCTTCAACATCCACACCAGTAGCATATTTCTTATCAACATTGGCCTGGTCTTCCGCAGGATCCCAATGAGCTACAGTTGGTACCCAGTTTCTAGCTTGTTTAGACGTCATAGGTTTCGTAGGGTCAGGCTGATAAATCTCAGGGCCTGTGTTAGGATTAAGATTTTTGGAGGCTTCTATAGACCCACTTACTATAGCGTCTTTAATTGCTTTTGCACCATCTACGAACGTTTTCCTTAATTCGTCTCTGGACATATTTATTAGTCTTTCTTGCTCTTTTAATACATTCGCCGCAAAAGTATTATCTTCAGTAGACTCTTTCCAAGCTCGGACTGCTTCACTAAAAGTATCTTCAATACTTTTAGCTATATCTTTACCGCCAGCCTGTAAAGTTTCAAAAACCTTTCTATTTTTCTTGTCTTCCGCAGACTCAAACCCTGGTAGCACATTAATAATACTATCTGTTATTTGCCCGGATAGTTCTTTTGCTACATTTTTTGCAGCGCTTCTTACCGTTTTTAAAAGACCGTCTGTGAAGCTAGATTCGTCACCTACGATAAGATCATATATGTTTGTGTCTAAACCCTTCTCTATACCTTCTTTGAGAGATATCCCCAATCTGAAAGCCCATTGCTCTTGCTCTTTTAATACTTCTAATTGCTCTTTCAAAACAAGAACTTGCATTTGTTGAATAGACAGTCTTTTAATCTGGTCTGGAGTAAGTTTCTCTTGACCCGTCTTGGCGATAGAATTTATTGTGTTTAGAAGTACTCCTTCTTCTTTACTTATTTTACTTTCTATAGATAATCTTTGAGTAGTAATTTTTAATAATTTTTTCTGTCTAGAAGTTAATTTGAAGGCTGATATAGTATTTAATCTATTAATATTAATAGTCGCTTTTTCTAGGTCTTCTAGAATCTCTCTTTGTCTTTCCAAAGTTTCAGTTTGTCTGAGCAGACTAATATATTTCTTTTTCTCTTCTGGGCTAGAGTTTAATAGAGCTTCATAGCCTTCTTGAGTTAACTTAACATTACCTTTTAGTAATTCATTAGAATCAAAATATAAAGAATTCAGTACAAACAATTGGTCAAGTAAAGGGCCTAGAGGACTTTGAGGAACTAAGTTTTTAATGGAAGTATTTATAGTTTTGCTAAGGTCTAGCATTTGTCGCTTAAAACTTTTAACTCCTTCGGTTAATTCATTGAAGGCGTCTCTAGCTCTTCCAAGCTTCTCGGTCTGCTCTGCAGTTATAATTTCACCTTTCTGCAACGCATCTTGCTGGGCTTGTAATTGCTCTCTATAGTTATCAACAGCACTGCCAACAAGTTTTAGATTGTCTATTCCGTCCAGTACAGTCTTGTTAAACTCGATTTGTCCTTTACTCGCTTCCTTAACTGCCCCAGAACCATCATTGTAATCTGCTATCCAATTAAGTCCGTCCTTCACCCAATCAAAGGATGCGCCTGTAGATGCAAATCTTAAAAAGCTAGAGAAGTTATTATTTGGGTCGAAGTCATTTACAGCTGCATTAAAATCTAATACACTTTCCTTAATATTGTCAAAAGAAAGAGAGTTTACTAAGTCTCCCATTTGTACCAGTCTATCAGTACTAACTTGATATTCCTTATTAACTTGTCCTAGCACTAACTGAACTTCGGAAAATTTCTTAAACTCTTCGTTTAAGTCCTTTAGTTTAGCTCTAGATTTTTCTGCGCCTTCTGAGATATTCCTAAAACCCACAAAGCCGGCAAGCGCCTTTTTTATAGAGTCAGGAAGCAAATCAAACGCTAGAGTTACTAGACCTACGCCAGAAACTATACGTAAAAACCATTTTGCTACGGAGGCAGCGAGTCTTGCTAATGTACTTACTACTGCTGCTGCTCCTTTAACGGACAATTGTTTAAGCCTTACCCACATCAAAGTAAAGCTCTTCTCCACTTTAGTAGTAGTTACTTTAGCGGAACTCTCTAAAGATTTCAAAGCTATTTCCATATCCTTGAAATTATTAATAAATTCTTGTCTAACAGATTCGCTCATTCCGGCAAAGACACCCTGCGCAGCGGTGGCTTGTTTAATATTAAAGGTAATAGTCTTTAGAGACATTCTGCCTGTCTTCCCCAGAACCTGGAAGCCTTTAAAAGCTTGTTTTGATTTTCTTCCCAGATTAAAAAGATTATCTCCTGCCGTTTCTAATAAAGATGTGGCTGCTTTTGTATCGCCTTTGAGAGCACCTAACTGAGTTAAATCAATTTGCAGAGAATTATTAACTTTATCTAGGCTGGTAGACATTCTGCCTAGAACACCTGTAGTTATAGAACCCAGACCATCAAATCTTTCAAAGATTAGTTTGAAAAATCCGTTTAACATAGGAGCCAGGAGAAGTATAGAAGCGAGAGGGTTATTAGCTGCAAATTCTGCTACGAAACCAAGATAAGTCCCTAAAACTCTTCTTATAGTATTAGCGATATCGTCAAAAACTTTGCCAAATTTATTGAATTTATTAACTGTAGGATCTACAATATCAAGTATTGCCGAATACTTCTGTTCTGTTTGCGATAGTACTTCATTTGCTACCGCCTGAGACCTTTGAAACGCAGATAAATTATTAACGTTTACCCCAAGAGAGTCGGCATACTTTTCAGTAGCGTCTTTTAGACGTAAAACAATACCTAATTCATCTAATAATTCTGGTTCTGCTTTTGTGACACCTCTTACTAAACGATTGAAAGAGTCAGTAACGTCCCTACCTAGGATAATAGAAACATCTCGTGCTGCTTTACCTAATCCGATTAACTGGTCGGGGTTTAGTCCTGAAGCAATACCAATTGCGGCTGCTTGAGATGCGTCCCTAAAAGTTACTTGGGCGTCTGTAGCAGCTATAATATCTTTTGTTAAACTCCTTAGAGCTACACCAGTAGCGGCGGCGTAAGCTTTCTGTCCAGCCTCTAGACTTAGGAGGTCTCCCGCACCTTTTAAAAATTGAAAGGCTGCTCCTAAAGCAAATACTTGAGCTGCAAATGCTGCGTACGCAGGAACAATACCTCCTGAAATTCCTTGTGCTTGTTTTGCGAAATTCTTGGAGCCGTTTGAAGAAGCCTGAGCTACGCCTTTTAATTGACGGTCGGTAGTTTGAGCAGATCTACCAACTTTATCTAGACCCGCACCGAGCTTTTTAGCGCTCCTTTCTGTAAGGCGCATCGAGCCGTTGTCGTCTACAATAATACTTACTTTTACTTCTTTAGCCATTATCCTTGCACATTATGGGTGTACTGTTTTCCACCGCTTTTGGCTTTACGTTCTTCAGCCTTTCTCTTCTTTTCCATTTTTTCGTTCAATTGCTGAACTCTAAAATATTCGATTCTTGAAATAAAGAATACTACTGTTTTTTTATCTTCTATACCAAACAGGTTCAAGAAAAAATCTATACTAGACCATTCTTTGCCCATGTAACTTCCGGACATACCTTCCCATCTATCAGGCATATAGTTAAAAATTAAAAAAGCATACTGAACGTCTTCAGGGAAAACGTCCATAGATACAGGCATTCTGGCAGGATCTGGCTCTGTTCCAAGTTGCTCGCACATAGCCAAATATTTTTCAGTGGATAATTCACCCTCTTGAGAAATACTTTTTTCTACAAGTCGGATGCACTCTTCGACTTGTTTTTCGTAAAATTTTCAAGGTCACCTAGGGTATCTGATACCCAAGTGTCAAAAGAGCCAGAGTTCTTCATAAGAATCTCTGCTTCCTCTAGGGAATACGGTAATTCTTGGTCTGCGTCCATGCCTTCAGTATCTACTAATAGAAGCTCTTCTAAATAAGATAACTTTAAGCCTGTCCAGCCTTTAATTACAGCTTTTACATATTCAGTAAGAAACTTATCATCATCGATAATTTCTTCTGCTTGGTGTGTTGAACGATTGAATTTCTTTGAGACACATTTCTTGCGTAGTGCAAGTAGCTCTTCTCGTGCTAGGTAACATAAATCAACAGAAAAACCATTCATGCCCGGAAAATCAATCGAAACGGTCATGGATGGCTTCATTAAACTTTTTAAAGAAATATCGCTCATAATATAAAAATCCTAATTTAATTAAAGAAGGGGGAGTAGAACTCCCCCGTAGATTTAATAATTATACTAAAGCGACTTCGAAAAGTCAAGATTTATTTTTTTCTATTACGCTGTCTTATAGACGATAGTAGCTTCGTTTTGATTATCAATGTTTCCACCTGCTGCTTGAGCATGAAACGCAATATCAAGAGTAAGCAAATCTTCCACATTAATAACAGGAACTTCTAAATGAGCCGTAGGCATTACGAAGCTCAAAGCGGGGGCGGCGGCGCCACCAATATTGACACTCAGGGCGAACTGATTTCTAACTGTATCAGTATCTGATACTAAATCTTTAAACAACTCCCCTGATTTACTTTCAGCTATATTGTTGTCTAAGTAACATGTCAGATTTCCAGAAATTGAACGAGTTCCAGTAATATTACCTAAAGGCTTATTTACTTGACCTAATTCTTCGGGAGTAAGATACGAAATATTATTCTCCAAGTTAATAGAGCCTCCAGTCAGAACAATATTATAAACATCAGAAGCTCGTGAGTACACCTGAGGTGATGCTACAGTACCCGTACTAGCTGCGCTCATTACGATTGTAGTGTCGGGATCGCTATAAGTAGCACTGACAACTGTAGTACCTGAGGGAATGTTTGTACCAATAATGCCTAGACCTGCGGTTACAGCTGCGGTTACATCTTCGTCAACAGTAAACGTAGTATCAGTTCCATTTGTATCTGTAACATTTCCAGCAACGGCGGTTAGTTCCTCGGCGGTTGGCTCCCCTACGTATAAGTCAGTTCTTGACATACTTACAGTGGAGATACGATTACGAATAAAGTTGTCACTTGAATCAACCCCATCAGTAATGGTCGGTGTTACGATATTAGTACCTTCATCAGAAAGCTCAGAACCAAATCCAGACCACTGAATAGTAGCAATTCCATCAATATCAAAATCAATTGTAACTGAATTTACTGCAGCCTTTGTAATTTTATACACTTGGTTAGTTCCACCAGTAGGTTTGAACATAAAATAAATTTCAAAGCTCTCAGTCATTGAAGAAATATCGCTCTGTGTGAGATTAAAGGTATTCGTCGCAGTAGTGCTTATAGCATTAGCCACTGCAGGGGAACTGGTGCCTGAAAAAATGCCGTTGCTATAAGAAGAAGCTCCAACATACATAGCCCACAAAGCTTCTTCTATACAACGTGATTGAGAAGTATGTACCGTAGGACGAGCATAAGTACTAAAGCTCCATTCTACTGGTGCTAAAGAATCGTTAAAAAGCAAACGCCCTCGTCTTGAAGTCGACCCTGCTTCGTTTACTGTAATTTCAGAAGCATTAATTGCTTGTGAAAAAGAAAAACCATCAAGTACAGGTACTTCCCAAATATCACTGCTTAGTTTGACAGCAACCTGTACGTCTCTTGTAAATTGTAATGCCATTTTATTTCTCCAAAGAGATTACTCTCTTCCTAACCTTAGTATCGAACTTCGCAAACGATTTCGCCGACGCCTAAAGGTTCTAGTGCGCCTTCATCAGTATCTAAACTTACTATTGTAAGCTGATGTACTGATTGCGCTGTTCCGTCTTGATCTGTGTAAGATAATGCTGAATTATCCTCTATTACTGTTTCTATGTCCTCAAAGAGTTTTTCAAGAGCTAGTACAGCTTCCTCTTCTTGAACATATACTCTCAACGTCAAAGTCATGAATCTATCTTTATAGCCACCACCTTGATATTGTCTAGTTTCTGCTCCTGCACTACAATGTACTGCGGGAAAATCTTGTACTTCATCCCAAAACAATAGTTTTGGTTCTACATTATTATACAAGTTTGTTCTATATGGAAAGTTTCCATTAATTAATTTTAATTTTACTACGAGAGCCTGAACAATTGCCATTCTTCGTGACGTATAGTCTCTGGTTGCCATTACATTCTCCTAGTAAAGAATCTTCCTACTAATTGTTCCGATGCGATTTCTCTTATAGATCTATCAATAAGTTTTCTTGGGTCTCTTTGAGCACTTGCCCAAGGAGTTTTTCCCTTGCCCATTTCAAAAATTTGATAGGGGTTTTTGTCGTAAGTATACCCGATACTCGGAAACCCTTTAGCAGTAGTGCTTATGTCTGTAACTCTAACACTGCTCGCAAAAGCCCCGCTTTGATTCTCTAATGCAGGTGCTCCCATGTTTTTACGAACTTCTGCAGGTAGTTTAGCATTTAATATAGCCTGAAGTCTTAATAAGTTAGAGCGAGGAGCGCTATTCTTTTTAGTCGCTGCGCCTTTATTTGACATTGCCGAAGCCGCTATAGCTAAAGTACTAGTATTTCTTTCTTTGCTAGTTTTTTTATCAACTCTGCCTACTTTAGATTTATCTTTCTTCTTTTTTTGTACTTTCTCTTTAGTTGCTTTAACCCTAAAGTTCTTGTTTTGTGAACCCACAATTGCGTCTATTACCTGATTCGTTGTTATACGCTTAATTTTTTCTACGGGAGACATGCTTGCAGCTTTATTTGCGAAATCTTCTATGTCTCCAAATAAAGCTTTAGCAATCTCTTCTTCCATTTGTGACCGGAGATTTTTCCAGTCATAACTCTCAGAACCGGGCCTATTATATTTAGAAGAGCCTATAGTACCATATACAGTAATATTTTTATCATAGTCATTGGTTAATTGTTTTTCTTTACTTTTCCAGTCAATTTCCAATCTGCGCAACATATCTATAATTACGTTTGTTCCTGCTTCTCTAGCCTGAGTAGTGGAAAAGTTTAAGGATGTACCGGCTTCTCTTAATTTTTTATCAATATTTTTTTCTATTGTTTCATTAGAAACCGCACTTTCTCTAATCTTTTTAGGCCCTTGGCCCGAACCTTTTGGAGATGACCCTGTTACTGTATTAGCTAAAAGTCTCATTCCTTCTGTGCCCGCAGTCTCATTACCTATATGAAGAAATTGAGTGGCTCTTGTGAAACTTTTCTTAAACTCTTTCGAGCCATTTATAGTTTTAGCGAAGCCCCTTTCGAGTAAAGGTATTGCTATAGAAAATATAGGAGCTTTTAATGCTTTATCATCTAACTTAGGCTGATATATTTTTATATAGTCTGTGTACTGCTGTATGGTTTCTCCCTTGCCTAGGGAGTACTTACTAACATATCTTTTAAAAGTTCTTTTTGCTACTTTTTCTAAAAACTGTTGAACTTTAGCATTTTCATCAAAATCTTCTAAAGTAACTTTTCTCATTGCTATAGAGAAGTTAGCCACTATAGTTTTTCGTATATCTGAGTAAGATATAGTGTGTAAATGAGGGTTACTTCTAGCAGAGTATCTCCTAGCCATTAACTCAAAACGTTTTTCATTCTTATTTAAAGAACTTCTAATAATACCATTTACAATAGCTTTGCTCACGACACTCTATACATATCGAGAACTCTGCGAATATGGTCAGGAAATCCTGGGTCTCCACGAATCGCTGAAGCTCCTGCACCCTCACGAGTTGCTGAACCAATGCTCTGTCTTTCTTTCCACTCATCTTTATGGTAATAAGTAATAATATCAGCAATAGCTAGTTTCAGATCCTCAGGTACAGTTACATAACCAGCTAAATAAGTTATTTTAACTGCCCCCGCTCCTCTAGGCCAATTTTTATAAGACCCGCTTTCTGTAGTTCTAAATACCGAATCTGAAACTGTGTCTAAATACCAATCGTAACCTGCGGGACTTCCCCCACCGTCACTGAATAATTCTGTATAGGTTGAAGATTGCCCAATTCTTTCATATACATTCGTAATACTAATTACTGGACTATACTTTAATTGTGCTGTATAAGTATCCCATTGGATATTAAATAGTTCTGTATAACCTGCGCCTGAAGCATAGGTATCAAATTCAGAATTACAATAGGTTCGGACAAGCTTACTTACACTCGTAATTAGCGTCTCGAACTTTTCGTCAAACTGAGTAGAGCTTACCCCTTCCAGTACTTTATAATCATCTAATGTAATTAAATCAGCCATTTCTTTCCTAAAAAGGCTTGGGAAGCCCGAAGGCTTCCCATCCTAAGTAACATCTTACCAAGCGTGTGAGATAACTTGCTTATCGACGCCTTGGTCTGCAAACATGCAGTCAAAGCCACGACGCTGAGTTGCAACCAATACACGACGCTGATTTTCAACATCGTAGTCTGATTCAACAGTTACACCACGTAATACTGGTACAATAAAGTTACGAGTATTGACAGCAACACCCCAAACCTTGTTAGCAGTTTTTCCGCCAGTAAACTCGTCAGAAACAATAATTGGTGAGCCATAAGCCTGACCAATTTCGCCTGAAATCTTAGTAGCGCGACCGCTGCCAACCAAGTTTACATCTTGGAATTCAACATCATCAAGCAAATCATAGTAAGCTGCCAAAGAGATGACATATACTACGTCTGAAGGACGACGACCATACTTACCCATTGCTTGACGCATGTTCAACAATTGAGCAGTAGTAGCAGTTACAGCACCTGCACCGGCAGAAGCGCCGCCGTCAAGAGGAGT